TTTACTTTCCTCCACTTGTTTTGATATTGAGTCTCACAGATTCGTTACCGAAAACCTTCGGTACAAACCCCAGAAGTTTCTCAACTTCTTTTGCATCAACTGTCTCACGACCTTTGACTGTTGTCCAACTGATTTCTACGCCACTAGCAGTAACACCAGTAGAGCCTTGTAAAGATTCTTTCAAGGACTCGCGTTCCTTTTCCAGCTCTTTAATCTTGCTATCTAACTGTAGGTAGTGCAGTGCGTGCTTGTCAACTTCTGCGTCCTCAATCACGACTTCACTAAGGACGATACGTTCTTTCTTTAGACCACCGCAACCCATCTCTTCTGTTGCATCGTAGTACTGGCAGTAGTCCTTGCAGAAGGACTGATCCTTCTCTGGTTCTGGCAGCGTTGTAGAAGCCTTGACGTTAGCTAACCAACTAAGTGCAGCCAGTGCCATCGTTTCATCGTAAGGCTCTGTATGTACCTTGATGTCCTTCTCAGCACCATCTCTAGCAATAGCAACAAGGTTAACTGTATTAACCTGGTAGCCATTCTTAGTAAGCAAGTAACCATAGAGCTGTACCTGCCAGCGCTGTTGGTTAGATGGGAAGTAACTAAGGTTCTTAATCTTAGAAGTCTTCCAGTCAATGACAGCACCGGTGCTAGGTACGAATAAGTCAACGTGTGCTTTCATATCACCAAAGGCAACCTCAGTTTCCACCAAGTATTCTTTACCTTCAGGATCAAGTGCACCGATAGCCTCTTCGATAGCTGCGTGGATAGCAGTACCCATAATGGCAGCCAGCTTAGATTGATTCTCGTTGGTATGTGGTTGTGCGTTTAGTCTGTACCAGACCTTGCGCTTACATCCACCTATCTCTGATGGACCTACCTCTGTCTGTAGGCTACGGTCACGACTTGCATCTTTAGCGTGCAGTACGTGCAGTAGTAATTCTTTGGGATCTTCTATCGCCATTTGCGGTCATCCTTCCATTGTAGGAAAGTATCAAAGCAGTAAGCACCGACAAATCCCATTACGAAACTAAAGCCTGCTACTAAAATCAACTCTTTCATTTATCATTCCTTGTCTGTGCTACTACCTGAATTGGTGGGTGTGTATTGATATCCAGTAAGGATGAAATCCTGACCGCTTTCTCAGCTACTACACTTGCTGTTAATACTTTATTGTAAGACCTAGGTTCCAAGGAATACAAGTACCCAAGGGCATAATTTCCACCGGAGCCTGCCGAGAATAGTCCACGCTCAGATGTGTTAAACGATAGGTCACCACCGATAGAAAAGATATTGCCGTTGAAACCTATCAAGAACGAGAAGTTCATCTCCTTGTTATCGACTTCATAGTTACCCTCTTTGAATGCAGCTGAGATACTAGGCAGTACTCTGCTACCCATAAAGCGGGTTGGGTCTTCACCACGATAGAGCGGTGGCTTCCACGCATAGGCAAGGATGTCACCTGGACGTGAGTCACCAGTTAAACCCAGTAGATACTTACCCGTTGATACTATCTTGGGTGTCTCTACCGAGATGATGCGTTGATCACCGTCAGTGATTTGTGAATCGGCTGCCATTACCAAGAAGTCTGAGCCTTGGATACCCACGAGTGTTGTCATAGGAATACTTTACCAGTCTACGGCGTGTCGCAAGACACATACCAAGCTGTGTTTGATTACAATATGAGCCGTAAGGCGAATAACGGTAGCGGCCCTTAGAGGGCCGAGACAGGAGGCCCGACTATGCGGCTCCGTCTACCAACCCTGCGAAAGTTCAGGTCCGTTAAGGACCCATACTATGGCCTTCCTGAGCCTTTCGGGGCCGATTTAAGACAGTTAGGACCCGTTCACGTATGTACGTGTGGGTCTATGGTATTCAACGTCGCAGCATCCTTTGAGGACTACGAGCTAGTTTGGTACGCATTAGATGCAACCTGTTTCTCTTGCGGTAATTTGGTAACTGTACCCTGTCCCCCAGATCGTGATGAAGCACAGACTTTCACAGATTAACGAAGAGACCAGGACTGGTATATGCTCAGTCTGTGGTCCCACTAAAATCAAGCTCAGAGATTCAAGGCGACCTCTTTCCAACAGGTACAAATGCCACGCAGTCTATAGACGCTTCAGGTATCCCAACTCTGTCCACCGTAAGGACTACTGCGAGCACTGCAACTTCAAGCCAGTACACATCAGCCAGCTCGACGTGGACCACATTGACGGTGACCGGTTCAACAACGACCCGTCGAACCTACAGACGCTCTGTGCAAACTGTCACCGTCTCAAGACCCACCTAAGCGGTGACTCTTACTCTGGCATATTTTAGGGACAAAAAAAGGGGGCGGCCCCGAAGGACCGCCCACCTATTTGCCTCGCGCTTATGGGTTACTTAGACCCACGACCAAACTCTTTTGCCTTTGGGTCAAGTGACTTCCAAATTGGTGCAATAAAGGCTGATGCAAAAGCGTAAGCTAATGTCTTTGGATCTGTGATTCCAGCTGCGTAGAGCGCTACCACTGCTGGTACTGCTGCACGAGCATAAGTTGTAGCGATTGCGATTAACTTAGTTGTATCCATTGTTTCTCCTTATGACTTAAAGACTGGTTTACCAAAGCCAACGATGGACACGACCTGTGACCTGCGTAGTTTGGAACCATTTTTCTTTTTGTATGCACGAACCTTGCGGCAAACTTCTCCGCCGTTTCGCTGGTCACCCTTCTTATCGGGAGCAGTGTTGCCCTCGATACAGGTGACTGTGCCATCGCCGTTATCTTTAACGACAATGCCAACGTGACTGATACGCGATAACGAATCTCCTGGGAAATCAAAGAAGACGATATCTCCTGGTAGTGGAACTGCTTCCTCTGCCTTTTCCCACTGACCCTTCTTGATGAAGGCGTTTGCTCCTGCTGGTGTGTATACACAACTAGGAATCTTGAGACCTACTTCGTTAGCGCACCAGTTAACAAATGATCCGCACCAAGGTTGGAAGTTAGCCTTGGTAAATGCACCGTACTTGGTTTCATTATCCTTTGGTCCCTCGATAACTCCGATTTCACCCTTGGCTACTTCAATGAAGTCTGCTCTCTGTCCCATTACTCACTCGCTTTCTTATCAACCTTAGCGAAGGCTGCGTTGATTTCTTCTGATGTAAGGCTTCCGTCTGCTAGGTAGAAACGGGCCAGTGCTTCAAGCACTCGTGCCGCACCAAGGGCACCAGCAAGTGTTGCTGCCTGCCATACTTCAATACCAACTAGAGAGCCAGCACCAATAACTCCGAGTGATTCTGCTGCAATGACAGCAAATATCCTCATCATTACATTCTTAAATGTATCCATTATTCATCCTTTAGGTTGCGTAAATTAAGAGTGACTATCCAGATAATCAATGAGATGCCAATGGCATATCCAACGATTGTCTTGGCAGAACCTTCAAGGACCACCCAAGCAATAAACATACCTAGTAGAGTCCAAAGTTGATTTGCTATATCGGAGAAGAACTTTTTCACTATTACTTCCTTCTATAAGCAGCGCCTGCAGCAGCAGTTGCTGCAGCACTGGTGGCTATATTTCCTACAATTACTGAGGCAATGACTACCTCTTCAGCTCGCTCACGAACTTCAGGTGGTAGGTCTGCACCCACGCTGCCAAGGGCAGCAAAAGCTGCTGCTGGATCAGTGAACAATTCACCTAGTAGGGCAGCAGGGTCCTGTAGTAAGGCCACCGCTATTGCAACTTCTGCTGTCACTACTACGCCGTTATCTAGTGTTACCGGTGTACTAGGTGCTAGACTTTCCAAGTTAACATCGTTGATGCTTGGGGGTTCAGGTGCAGTATCAGGTTGAGGTTCTGGCTCAGATTCTTCGACTAGCTCAGGCAAAGGCTCTGGAGCTGGTGCAGGTGGCTCAGGCTCCACTGGCGGTAGAGGCGGCTCTTCTTCAACAACAGGTGGGGCAGGTTCTTCGACAGGCGGTGGCTCTTCAACAACTGGCGGCTCTTCCGCAGGTGCCGGTGGTTCCGGCGCTGGTTCAGGCTGAGGCTCAGGTTGAGGTGCTGGAACCGGAGCAGGTTCAGGAACTGGTTGAGGTTCAACTACCGGAGGCGGAGCAGGCACACTAGGTGCTGGCTCAACTGGCGTTGGAGGATTTGATGTGGCTGTACTTGTGTCTACTACTGTCGGTGTCTCAGACACTGGTGTGGATGTATCTGTATTACCAGGTACGGTCTCGGTATCGCTTGGTGCAACAGGAGTTACTGTCTCTACAACAGGATCATCTACAACTGTTGGAGTCTCAGAAGGAGTTGGACTTGGCGAAGGCGAAGGCTCTGGAGTGGGACTTACAGTAGGTGTAGGTGCTACGCCGTTGTAATAACCAGAAGCAGTGTTAGCAAGATTATCGCTTACATAGATAGTAAATCCTGGTGGCGCATAGCCACCTTCACAAAAGAATCTAGGGATGTAACCTTTATCAGCAAAGAACTGCTGACTGTTATCCCATCCAATTTGATATGTTTGCTGAGTGCCAGCTTGATTAGCACACGTTACGTCAGCGTATGCAGTTGCTGCACTAGCGGTGGGACTCCAAAAGAATGAAGTACCCAGGACTATAAAGAATACTGCGTACTTACTTGCCCTTACTCTCACAGAGGATAAGGTAAATTTGGTCAACGCGTTGTTCAACTCTGTCCAATCTTTCGCTGTTGATATTGACGGCATCTCTCATTGACGTTCCAGAATTGGGTTTAAGTTCAGCAAGGTAGTGTTTAACTAGCCAACGTACTGACGCTACTAAGCCACCAATGATGGTCATTACCGAAACTGCTACTGTTGCATAATCTTGCGCCTGCATTAGACCGTCCTTATAGTTACTAGGAGCGTGCCACCAAAGCCAGAGAAGCGCTTATCTTCTGGGGTCTTGTTGATGAAGTCCATCTCTTCGATGATACCCAAGTAGGACTCACCTGTTCTAAAGTCTTGAACGCGGATGGTGTCACCCACGTTTTCAATCTGCTCTAGCTGAGACATACGTGCGTAGGCAGATCCTTCATAGCCCACTTCGTTGCTGAACTTGTCACTCTCGTGGTCATAGCAGAATACTGGGTATTGAATCAAGCGCTGACGTGGTACTGCAGGCAGAGACTTCAACTGGTAGCCAGTAAATAGTGGCCCCTTGGCAGAGTCTGTAGTTGACCTAGACATAGTGAACTTAAAGCCAAGGTACTCTTGTGAAGTAGTTGGGTAGTTCACGTTAATCTCAGGCACTGTCTCGCCTTGCGAGAAGACACCGATAGAGTACTCAGTATCTGTTGAGTCAATAGACTGGATGCTAATGCCACCATTGGTTGTATCAATACGAGCCTGTAGTAGTTTGTAAATCTTAGTTTCAAGTGTGTTGTATCGGATATAACCGGTACGTAGGTAGCCTGTTGCTACTAAAGTCGTAGCCTCAGCCCATACGTTATTACCTGTAGTAAATGCTGCTCGGTCTGAGTTACCAAAGAAGGCAACCTGAGATGCAGTTGCGCTAGTACCAGTTGCAATAAGGTCCCAAGCCCAAGGGAAATACAGAGCGCCAGCAACAACAGTTGTAGATAGGTCAGTGCGAACTAACCCTGCCTCACCGTCTACCTTTGTTGCAAGGTAGGCATAGCTGTCCTTGAAAGCAATAGCGGTACAGGCAGCATCTCTATAGAGCAGTGGCCCATACTGGACATCTCCAGTTGCATCAGCAACACCGACTCTAAAGCCAGCACTAGTTGCAAGTACTGCATATGTACCAAGGTATACATCAAAGTCATTGATGCGCTCACCAAGTGGCATATCAATAACTACTGTAGGTGTGTTAAGAGTTGGGAAGCCTAAAGAGTTAGGATTTGTAGCATCTAAAGTAATCTTAAATACAGATGATGAAGTTCCGTTAGGATCATAGCCTGAGATGTAAATTGCTTGCGGTCCTTCAGAGATGCTAGACCATACCCACGATGCGTTAGGATGGGTATAAAAAGCAGCAGGCAAAGCACCGCCACCGTGATTAGCATTAAGTTCGTAGATAGAGTTACCAATAGCAGCAATAAGGCGTTGCTTTACAAAGCG